CGCGGCTCAAAAGCCAAGCAATATATTAATTACTCGAAGGATTAAAAAAATGGAAGATCAGGAAAATTTTGCACACAACGTGCGCGTAGCGGGTCAGGGCATCGAGACCGCTGAATACGAACTGGCAGTGGCAGATGCCGAAGAAAAGAAAATCATCGCTCAGGTCATGATCCAAGCCGAATTGGCGGCAGGATGCAAGACCAATGCGGCGCAGCTTCGGGCCGCAGATGAAAACCCGCAGGTCTTCGAGGTAAGACTGGCTCGCGGCAAAGCTAAGGGAAAACTTGCAGCGGCCAAAAGCAATCTGGTTGCGGCAGAAATGGAATTTAAATTATGGCAAAGCAACATGGCCACCACTCGATTCGATAAACGAATTTATAACTCTTGAGAGACATTATGAAGCACGAAATATTAAGAACTTTAATGCACGAAAAAGACATTAACCAAAGCGATCTCAGTCGTGAGACGGGAGTCCCGCAGCCGACTATCCACCGGATCTTAAATGGCCACACGAAATCGAGCAACTACATGACCATGAAAGCGATTGGTACGTACTTCGGGGTTTCGGTGGACTACCTGCACTCTCAGCCAGAATGAAAGGGCGGTCAGCCACGGCAGAAGAACGGCGCTGGATGGCGACTATACGTGACATCGGCTGTTGTGTTTGTAAAAAAACAATGTCCGTGACCACGCCCGCTGAAATACACCACATTGAGGGCAAGACTGAACCGAATGCCCACTTTTTAACAATACCTCTGTGTTTTTTTCACCACAGGCAAGGAGCAGACAATGCACAATATACATCTAGACATCCAAACAAAGCTCGATTCGAAGAACGATACGGCTCTGAGTCAGAGCTGCGAGACTGGACAGCAAAATATGTCGGGTGGAAGCCTGACTGACGAATGGCGAGCCTTGCAAATTCGGGTTCCTGCTGTCGAACCCAAGGCAGAAAAGACAGGTCTAGAGGCATGGGATACCGCCACTACCGCAGATAACGTCTTTACGCCGAGCCACTACGCGCCGGTGGATGGAATCGAATGCATCGACATTATGATTCAACAGTATGGTCTGAAGCGAGTGCAAGAGTGGTCGGAAATAACCTCATTCAAATACCAATGGCGAAACGGTGCGAAAGCCGGAAACTCTTCGACCCAAGATAAAATGAAGTCGATTTGGTACACACGTTTTAGCATTGGGGATGATCCTCGAAATGATTAATGGCAGAGCGAAGGGCCACGCATTTGAGCGTGAGCTTATCAAGAAATTTCAAGATGAGTTTGGCGATTGCGCTGATCACTTGAAGCGAAACCTCGACCAGTACCAGACGGCAGGCAAGGCTGACATTGAGTTTAATAATTTGATGATCGAAGCCAAGCGTTACGCCCAAGGCAGTTGGCACCAAGACAGTTGGTGGAAACAGACTCTGACTTCGGCAGGCGATAGTCATGTCCCGATTCTCATTTATAAATATGACCGACAGCGTATTCGGTTCGTGTTCCGGCTATCTGATTTGATGGGCAAAGGATACGAGACTGAGACTGCGAGTGTTGATTATGAGACGGGGATCATGCTTATGCGTGAGCTGTTGGAGCATGCATGAAGCCAGATGCTTTTAATATGCAGATAAAAATTGCGGCGGAAAAAACATTCTACCCCCAGTGCCTGATGTACATAGAGGGCAACATGCATACGGACTTTCATTCGATGGCTAACGCGACATTGATGTATTACCTGCCCCGAAACATTTTAAATCTAAAGACAAAGCAAGAGCGCAAGGAGGCTATCGATTCAATCCCTGAGGACGTAGAGCCTGCGCATTTTAAGCAGTTTGTGATCAACGGTGTTAGATCTCTATGGGACAAAGACAGAAGGGCTAAGGCGAATGGGTAGACCGCTCTACGAGACTGCCGCAGACCTCAGTCGAGAGGGCAAAGTGATCGCTGAAGCGTCAGGCGTATGGCGATGTGATTATCTAAAGTTACCGATCTCTTACCGTTTGGACTTTGCCATGATCCGCGCCAACAAGATCGTCGGATTGACTGAGGTCAGGTGCCGGAATGTACAGTTAAATACATACCCGACTATACATGTTTCGGTAATGAAACGATCAGCGGCTCAATTACTCACCTCGCAGGTCAAGGTACCGAGCTTGTTCCTCATTAAATACAACGACTGCATGCGGTATATAGACTTCGCCGAAGAGCCTGACTACATCACCATCGGTGGTCGTACCGGAGCTAACAGAAGAGACGCAGACGATGTTGAGTTGGTTGCAAATTACAACGTCAAAAGACTTAAACCACTGAGGTAGTGAACGATGATGGATATTCTGTTTAGTTTAATTGTAGTCGGATGGCTGATCTGTGCGCTCACCGGCGCAGGCTTACTTGTCCGAGATGCAGAGGTGCGTTACAAGCATCGCAAGCGGCTGAAAAAAGCCAAGCAACAAGCCAATGAAGAATAAGCGTGTGCCGCTCAAGGGCGGTCAAGAACAAGACATGCTCACAAAGTGGCGAAGGTTTGTAAGCAACACGGCAGGTAAAGCAAAAGCAGCAAAACATTCATACAACAAGCGGTTACGAAAGACTGCTAAAGAAGAGGAAAAAGATAATGGGGTTTAGAAAACCAGATCGCGTCGAATGGCGAGGCGAACATGAATATTTCGAACACGGCAAATCATACACTTATGCACAGTATGCGGGGTGGACGATGGAGCAGAATATGGATGACGGCGTTAATCTTTCAACGATGAAGGGCAGGTTAGGGCAAGTGCCGTTCGCAGAGGCAAAGCATTTGCTCTCCGTAGCAGACTACAAAGCGCTGTCGAATCAGCGCGGAATGACTCTGTGCGGCAAAGTAAAGAGGGAAGCGAGTAGTACTCGTTTTGAAAGTTCGAACGAGGTGCGGTCACAGGAATGGCTGTCTCGGAAACTATAATTTAAAGCAAAAAAAAAGCCCCAACCGAGTTACCGGAAGGGGCTGTTGGCTACCTTGATTTGTAATAGCTCTACGTGAGCTTTACTCATTAGCGCTGAATGTTTCGACTCAGGTGACCTGCGCCAGTTGTTGACGGTGAACAGCGAGACTTGGAGCATCTCCGCCACAGTTTTCGCTTCGAGATTATGCTCCATCATGATCGAATCCAGAGCAGGGTTCTTGCCCGTGAAACTTTTTGATCCAGTTACTCTGCCTCCCATCACGCCACCCTCCGTAGTTGTGCAGATTCTATAAAATCAATCTGAACGGCTATTTTCTCTAAGCGATGTCTGTCACGACGAATAGATGTCTCTATCTCCGCTATTACAACCAAAGAGTTGCCGCTATCTTTCAGTGATTTGGCTTTTTCTTCAGCTTTAATTCTGCTACACAGTTTTTTCTCTGTTGCATAAAGGTCGCGCCTGATGACATCGAGCGTAGACTTTGAGAGTAGATTGATTAGTGTATAGTCCATCATGAATCTCCCAGTTGCGCATCGACTTTGTTGTAAATGCCTTCACAAAATGGGTTGGCAGAAAGATCACTGATCAGGATCATCGGTTCATCTTCAGATCCGTTCGCGTAAATCAGATAAAACCAACCAAGGCCGTTGCGATCCTTGTCAAAAGGAATAACGGTATCCTCGCCGGACGAAGACATCGCTTCAAGAATCTCTTTTAAGTCGCGTGACTTTTCAAGGCAATCCTCTTCCCCGTCATTGATCGTGATGGTGCATTCAGCGGCCAACAATTCCTGAATCAGGCATTGAGCTGCCACACGGTCATCCATGTTGCAGTGTTCTGGTAAATTTGGAATAAAGTTCATCACGCTAACCTCACTGCGTTATAGCCGAAGCCGTTGTTTTTCAGTGTACCTTCAAGATCTGCGACACCGGCATGCTTGATCCAGTCTTGCACAAACTCTCTCTTGGTCTGATCGATTTCGTTAAGGTCTGTCATATATTCCTGAATGACATCTGCCTTAACCTCGACCGTAAACTCTAGTTTTATTTTCATAATAATCCTCCTCAGGATTTAAAGTGTTCAAAAATAAACACTAAAAAACCACCAACACGGTGGCTTTATGGTGAGTACTCTATGTTGTTTCATATGCTTGCCGCTTGGCTCGCTCAACATCTATTTCGCTGAAGCCTTGAGCCAGTTGCTCTGCATGCTTTACGCATTCTTGAGCCTTATCATCGTCAGGCGCAGTGATGGCTAGCTGAAGAGCAAGCACAAGGGCATCAAAGTGATTAGAGGGACTTTTAAAGTTCATCACGCCACCTCCTGTTCACAAAACCAATTCCATTTTCCGTCATCCATAACCCAGACTCGCGCCACGGTGTTTCCTTCGCAATCAAAGGCTTTAGCTTCAACAGCCCTTGCGTTGAAAAGTTTTTGCATTCGTGTGGCTACGCTATCAATAGTCTTATGCATTTCAAATCCACCGCGACCAATCTTTTTTCCGCGCACTTGCTCATACGTCAAATGATAATTACTCATGCCATCTTCCTCCAGTCTTCCGGCGGAGCATCCTTTAGCAGACCAGTAGCATGTAGTTGAGCGGCGACACCGCGCTTAACTTGCTTTGCTCGATTGACAAGCCACTGTCGCTCTTGATCGGCATTCGAGAATACTTTCACAGCACAACCGGCCATCAGTGGGTGTACTGGTGATGATTCGCTGACCTCAGGCACCTCGTTAAGGGGCTCATCAATTTCGATATAAGCCTTGATATCGCGGTCATATTTTCTGCCCTTAAATCCATTCAAGTAAATCCTGCGATCTTGCCACACGGATGATTGAAATCCATTGGTGTTAAGGTATTCGTTTAAAGTTTCGATATGAGTTTTCATATTTTATCCTCCTCAGGATTTAGTAGCGTCAAAGTTAACACTAAAAAACCACCGGCACGGTGGCTTCGTGGTGATTACTTCTTTACAACGTCAAATTCAGTTGTGGAGTTACGATATGTATCACTCTCCTCAGACTCTTGGGCAAATGCGTGTGCATCATGTTTATTATCAAAAGACCTAACAACATCAAAAGAACCATTGTGGTAAATCATACGAACATCATATAGATCCATCACGCCACCTCCCTGACATCATCAAACCGGCTCTTGCTCCATGAAAAAACATGACCATAACCAAGCTGGTCTTCATGATCCCATGACCCTAGTTTGATCTTATTTTTGTCCATTTCTGAAACAAATTTAGCAATGCCATAGATGCTTTCAGCGCGTACCGCTATACCGCTGTGAAAACCTCGACCTCCGTACTCGCCGTGGTACGTCACGCCAAACTCTTCACCATAAGTTTCGGTGAATTTTTTAAACTTATTAATTTTCATAATATCCTCCTCAGGATTTTGGTTTAGTGTTCAAAAATAAACACTAAAAAACCACCAACACGGTGGCTTTATGGCGGTTACTTCTCTTCACTTTCGTCTGCATAAATTTCACAATCGCGTAACTGCGATGACTCATGATTGCATCTTGTCGATCTCTCAAAAAAATAAAGCTCATTTTGTGAGAAAATTAATTGACAGCTCGGATTGCCGCAAAAGTCGCACGGCTCACGGTGTACCACAACCGTAGGGCCGTTATCCACATGATTTTGTAGGGGCATAATAATTCTCCTTATTCTAGATTGTCATTTGCGTTACGCAAAGCAATGGATTGCGGTTCCGACATTGAATAGTCTTCTATGACTTCAATGTCCCACTTTTTTACGCGAGTGCGATTTTTCATAAAAGATTCTTCATCAACTTCAAGTTCAAAAACGGAGCCACTGTCAACTTGGCAGTACCAATTTTTCTGACTCCCCCCCGAATCGATGTTGCCATCGAGCATTCTCACGCCATACGCTACTTTTGCCCCGCTGTCTCTGTTGAAGGCGACCGCTACTTTTTCACCCATGAAGACCACGGCAAAACGTCTGCAATTGTCTTCTTTTGCCGTGATTCGTACTTTTAACTTTTCCATATTATCCTCCTCAGGATTTAAAGTGTTCAAAAATAAACACTAAAAAACCACCTAGGCGGTGGCTTTATGGTGTTTACTGCATGTCTTGGTCGAACCGGATTTTCCAAGCGGCTTCCTTGTCAGCCCTTAGCTGTTTGTCTTTTGCATCTTCAGTGACTTTCTGATCTGCATCCATATCGGCATACTTTTCCCAACTGCTGATGTCTTCGAATGGATTGTCCATCATGCCACCTCCGGTGCTTGCGGTATGGGCATCGTTGCAAACACGTTGCATGTGTGCAGTGCCGCAATTTGATTAGCCAGCGATTGTCTCTCCGCCTTGTTTTTTAGCAGCCAGTGCCTCGATACCGCCCAGTACACTTCGGGCGGCTCATAATTAGCTCTAAACAATTGCAAGATGTAATCGCTAGTATGGGGATACCTTTCGGTGTCCCACTTCGGAAATTTATTCATGCCACCACCTCCAAAACAATTGGATTATCGCCGTCCGGCGCTGTTAGTTTTGCCGCCAAATTCCACGCCATCCACGCGCAGGTTTGCGCCACCACGGCTTCACCGCCGTGAAATTGTGCGAGGTAGTCTTGGAGTGCTTTCATGTTGTCCGGCGTGTCAAAAACTTCTACTGATTTAATCTTCATATTATCCCTCCTCAGGGTTTAGTTGTGATCGCTGTATTAGCTATCATAGTTTTCCAATACGCCAAACACAATAGATTTATTTTTAAACCTATTGTGTACTTAGACATTTGGCGTTTCATGTGGTAACAAACCACAATCGTCAGTTGGATCAATCGGCTAGCTTGTCACCCTCTAGCCAGTTCTCAAAGCACTTCCACGTTGAGGGGTTGCGTTTGATGTTCGCAACTAACTCTCGCTTGGTTAGCGGCTCGATTGGATCGAAAGCCATCGCTAAAAATGCGTGATACTTAGCCGCGCTGTGCTT